CACAGGCTACAGACTCTACTCAGCCAGGATACCAACGAGAACCGGCCACGCTTCGTTGCTATCAGATCACAAGTCAGCGTCGGACGTGCGGTACAGGTTCAGGAAGCAGCTTTCTGGCCTATTCCAAGTGACGCATGGACTCTAACCTACCGATACGAAGTCTATGCCGGCAAGTTGGTCAAACTGACAAACCCATATCCGCATGGTGGTATGAAGCATGGCGAGACGATCACCGAGAGTTGCCTGGCTATGGCCGAGCAGAGATCCAACGACGAGAAGGGACTCCATTGGAACTCGTTCGTTGCAGCACTGGCCGCTTCCATAAAACAAGATCGAAAGAATAGCGCCAAGTACTTTGGTGCTATGAGTACAGGAGAAGCGAATTATAGAGATCCGCGCGAGTATTGTTTGAAAAATGGCGAAATAACTTATAACGGGAGCACATGGTAATGGGTGCTATGGGAATTGCAGTGTCGGCAGTGTCGGCAGGGGCTATGTTGAGTTTCTGGGGATGGCTTGCTGTGAAGGTGATTGAACAGGGCCGTAAACTCGTTGAGCTTGAAGCCCGTTTCACAATGCACGAGAGTGATTGTGCCAACAGGCTTGAGTGGATGAGAACTCTTGAAACTCAAATGAAACAAATAGGCATTGATACTGCCGCTATACGACTGCTGCTCGGAGAAAAGATACATGCCGAATAAGGTCACACTGAAAGCTGCACGGTTTATTTCAGTACTCGCGGGAATCCCCCTCGAACTCGGTATGCGCGTGTGTGGCAAGAAGTGGACGTTGAAAAAGACTGTCAGCGTAACTGGCCCAGGGGGGTGGACGTTGAGCGCGTATCAGGGAATGGAAGTAGATCACTTTACATACGTCCCTGATTTGCGTACTCTCAATGGTGATCTAAGTCAGGCGGCGGCAATACATGACAAGGGCTGGCTTTACGGCACGAAAGATAATGGCGATATTTTGACGTTTGACGAAAACACCTTGGCGTTCCGGATGGTTCTGGACCGTGAAGAACACGCGAAGTGGATAAAGGATGTGTACGAGTGGGGAGTGTCCCTACCGTTCATGAGAAAACGGTGGGTCAAAAAGTTTGGCCACAAGTAACAAGGAGATGGTAAGATGTCGGAAACACTGAACATTCAATCGGCGGACGGTATAATCTGCAGGGCTCCAGGGTTCGGTATCCTTGCGCTTTTCGGCAAGACTGTCCCAACGGCCGGCGGAGTAGGCTATGCTACGGGGTGTGTATACAATCACACTGATGGAGGCGCAGGAACCGCTTTCTATATCAACGAAGGTACTAACACGTCATGCTCATTCGCAAATGTTGTCCTCGGTGGCGATATGCTGCCAGGCACAGGTATCTCTACCGGTGTAGGGACCGTTTGCGCTCACAAGGTTGTAAAAGCTGGAGCTCTCTATAAGACAGAGATTCTTGTGGATATGACCGGACTTACGAGTGCTGGTGCTAACCAAATCATTGGTAAAGTCGGTCAGGCGAACTGTCATATTGGACAGATTTTAACTGCCGTAAACGGGACAATCAAATACGGACAGATAACTTGTCTTGAGACTCCTGTTGGTGGCGACACTGATATTGACCTCTACGGCAATGCCGATGAAGCCACTGGCGCACAGGCTGGAGCACTGACGACCCTTACAGGCGAGGCTATACTTCTCAATCATGGTGCTTGGACTGCTGCAGCTGCAACTCCGATTGCTCTGTCGGCACTGCCTGATCCTGATGGATATCTCTACTTGATTGATGGGACAGGAACCGCAGTAATTTACACTGCCGGTATCTTCCTTATCGAACTGTGGGGCGTATAGTCCACTAACATTATCCTGTGCCGGCTGTAGGGCCGGCACAGGACCAGTACTCGTTTATTCATCAAGTAACTATGTCCAAAACCGTGAAAAAGGCGCTGACCTTCCCTCTTGGCGGTGTCGTCAGGAGGGAAGAATACAGGAAGCAGACTCGGCCGTACTCTGCCCCTTGGGCCGTGAACGTGCGGGGTCTTGCCACATTAGAGGACCGCGAGCGCGGCGGTTCCCGACCAGGCCTCGCCAAAGTGAGCGCCACCGATCTGGGTAGCAACATCACAGCTATGTTTCCGGTTGTCAGTATAGACTCCGACGGCAATCGCGACTATGACCTGATCGTAATTGCGAACGGGATCTTCTACAAACTGAGTGGAAGCGTTGCCAGCACCGGAACATCTGCCCTGGCTACCAGTGGCCTAGACATCACTGTAGGCGGAGTGACAATCATCTTTCCCGCAGGCGTGACTTCTGCCAATCCCATAGGTGACACAAACGCCTACAGTGCGACTGCCCGAGGCGGCAAGCTGCTACTGGCCGACTCTGTTCTCCGCGAGTACGATCCTCAGACTGGTGCCGTGACTCCTGTTGTAGCAACCTCCGGTACAATACCGGCCGCGCAACCTCTTATATGCCTTTACAGGGATAGGCTCATTCTGGGTGGAGAGAATCATATCTGGTACGCCTCGAGGCAGAGCGACATTACCGATTGGGACTTCGGCGGGGATCCTGGTGACATGGGCCGAGCAGTTGCCGGCCACATGGCACATGCCGGTTTGATCGGTGAGAAACCACAGGTCATGGTGCCTATCGAGGACAAGGCGCTTATCTTCGGTACAAAGAACAGCCTATGGGTACTGTACGGGGATCCAGTTAGCGGCAGCCTCGAACGGATTAGCAACGAGATCGGTGTGATAGCTCCAGAAGCGTGGGCAATGTCCCCAGAAGGACAGGTAGCGTTCTTGAGCAATGACGGGGTATACTTGTGGACTGCAGGCAGTAAGAGTGCTCCTGTGCGCTTCAGCGAGGGTAGGATACCTGGTCAGCTCCGCAATGTGTCATCCACGACCAACACTATTTCAATGGCTTACGATGCAACCGGCCGAGGATACCATCTGTTCATTACTCCGACTGGGGGCGATGGTACGCATTGGTGGCTCGATGTTGAGAACAAGGCGCTCTGGCCGGTCCACTTCCAAACAGTTCACCAACCGACGGCCGTTGCCCGGGTGAACGACGTTGCTTTAGGCGAAGCTCTTATGGGCTGCCAGGACGGGTATATCCGCAAGTTTAACACCGATTCGACAGACGACGACGGGACTACGCTGGAAAGCCATGTCCTGGTTGGCCCTGTCCGAATGTCATCAGATGACACCAGAGACGCTATGGTTGCGGAGCTGCACGGTATGATGGCTGATATATCGAGCACAGTGACATGGCGGCTTGTCGTAGGTGATAGTGCTGAAACCGCAGCAGACGCCGCCGTAGCTGGCATTACGGCCGTGCTCGCAGGGAATACCCCGTCGGACGTTGCAGCGTCGGGATCATGGCACTCTGGACGAAACGCTGTAGAAAGAACTCGCGCTCGAGGTCTATGGGCCGTAGTATGGATCACATCGGAAACACAATGGGCTTATGAGGCTGTTGCCATCGTAGCTCGACAGTTTGGGAGAAAACGTTATGTCAATTGAAATTGATGATATGGATCCGGATGTAAGCATAGGCGGGGCCGAGGTTATTCCTGTATCCGATGCTGGCTCTCCAAAGAGCATTACTCCTGCCGGCATTTCCGCTTACACAATAGATCAGATAGAAGCTACTGGTGCTGGCACCACTCCTACTGGTGATGATTCTATATTTATCCTACAGGGCGGAGTCCTTGTTCCAGTCGATATTGATCTGATTGCAGCGCACACGCTTACTGCTATGTGGGCCAAATCTGCCGAGTCGGCTCCCGATACCGCTGACTTGATGACTCTGCTGGATGGATCTACAGAAAAGACTGTAACTCTCGCGCTTCTGGCGACCCTTATCAAAACTACGATCCGGACTGCTGTTCTTAATGTGACGGATTTAGCCACAACATCACTCGTCGATACTACGGAATTTCTCGCGGTGACGGCTGGTGGTGTTCCTGGATCAACGACCAAACTGGCGTTGACCACGGCTATCTACGCAGGACTCAACGCTTACCTGATAGCCCTGTTCGCTGCTACGCCTGTCACTGTGCCTGCCGATGCTGATATCTTTTATGTGAGTCAGGGTGGGAGTCAAAAGGGAGTATCGCTGGCTGTATTGAAAACAGTCCTTGGTTCAACTATCGCTCCGGCCTCCACTACAGAAAACAGCGTTCCGCAGTGGTCATCAGCCTCTAAAACGCTCAAGGACGGTTTGACACTCGTTACTGCCGTAAGAGCCACAGGCGCAGCCCTGGATACATCTCTGGCCACTGAGCAGGCTATTAGAGAAGAGTTTACCGCGCTGGCTACTTCTTATGATGAGATATGGGTGCCGGCGAACCTCATGGTGCCTGCGACCACTGCCGGCGCGGCAGCAAGTGATGTCGAATATACGACCAGCGCGATCACTTTGGCGCAGCTCGTATTTGCTGGTACAGTCGCAGACGACAACGCTCATTGGGCTATGATTATGCCTGCCGAGTGGAATTTAGGAACATTGAAAGCGAAGTTGTATTGGGCTCCTGGTGATGCCGCCGCCAATCCTGGTGAGTACGTAGGCTTCTATATATCGGGCAACGCCTATGCGAATGACGACGATCTTGATACCGCTGTGGGTGGTTCCGAACAATTATTGAGTGATATAGCTCTTGCCGATGATGACCTTCATATATCGTCGGCCAGCTCTGCTATAACTGTAGGTGGCTCTCCGGCCTTGGGGGAATTAGTGAACTTTACTCTTCGCCGCGATTACGATTACGCTGGTGCAGGGACGGCTATGGATGTAGACGCTCGAGTCTTTGGCATACTGTTGCAATATCAAAAGGCCAACGTTGTATCAGCCTGGTAAACTGGAGAAACTCTTATGGAAAAGATCAATCCACTTCTATATATCACCGATACCGATCCTGTTCCGGAAGAAATTCTGGACGCTTCCGGTTGGTACGAAACTGAGTACATGGAGATCGAGCAAGGCGACAAGGCAGAGGGTTTTCTTGCATGGTTTCTGGCTCAAGGTTGGGTACTTTACGATCAAAATACGTCCAGCGTAGTAACTGGCCAGTTCTGGAAATGGGATGGTACTTCCAGTCCTCCCGATTTCAATTCTCATCCGTCTTTCGATGCTATCGGATACGAAACATGGTCAAAGACTGAATACACTGTTCTGGGTAGTACCAGTTTCTCTGGTCGGTGGTATAATTCTACTTCTGCCAATTTGGTTTACAGACTGAAACGGCGTAAATTACAATCAGAGCGTGTTCTGGGTGATATGATATCCCAGTTCACCGGTGCCTATAATGAGGGTCGGTCAATCAACGATCAGCGTTATGACGAACTTGTGTCGCTGTACGCCGTGATGGTGTCTAATACCGAAGACGAACTGAATACGATCCTTGCCGAATCTCAGGACTCTAGCACCGGCTACGAGGCTCTCATTGAGGCAGTCATAGGATTGCTTACAACTGATTACACTACTCATGCTGCCGACGTTACCGGCGACCTGGACACTTGGGGAACGAGCATGATTGCCGAGATCAATACTCGATTCAACAACCTGGTCACAGCGTTGCGGCAGGATTTGGTCACGAAAGGGCTGTATAATACTACGGTCTGGACTACATCTAACTCCGGTATTGAAAAGGATCGAAGCACAGCCCTTACCGATCTGAACGACAAAATCGTTGACAAGCAGTTGGCTCTGAAAGATCGGATTCATGTATTCCAAGTCGATATGCGTCAGAACGTAATGGAAGCCTACTTCCGTCTTATGAAAGCCAACCAGGACAATCTCTTTACTCCGCTCGAGTTCCGGAACAGGATGATGACGGCAATGTTAGCATTCATGGAACGCAGAACGGACGGATACCCGAATCTTGGCGACATCGCCAACATAGCCGGTAGTCTTGGCTTTGCTGAAGGGGCAACGGTGGCACCCACAACATGAGTATAAACGTAACTTACTATGGAAAAACGAAGCCTGGAACCAAGGGTGCAACACCTGTATGGACCAAGCCTCTTGCTGATGTGAGAGCTAGCACTCCTTTTGGTGGCAAGAATCCTGTTGATACAATGACAGGTAAACACGTGCTGAAGTTACGGCCAGACGAGACTGCTAATGAGTGGAATGACCCTAATACACCATTCACTTCTGCTCAACTCGCGCACCTGGCCGGTCTGGGTGGTGGTATTACTGCGCCCGAAGATCCTCAGACTAACGTTGATACGATGGGGAACGGCTTTGCGGTAATAACAGACTGGGATTTGAATGATACAAGTGCAGAAAATGACTCATGGACATCAGGTGGAGATAATGGTCTT